GGTGTTCCGAGAGACGGCTTGGGTCACACGTTAACGGGTAACCCATAAAAAATAGTTCAAATGTTCGGTAGCAGAGAGGTGTAACGTAACGATGAATTTCGATACGGAAAGATGGAAATTATTAAAAATCTGTGAGATGAATGCAAGACGGTCTTGTATTCCCGGTATTCAGAAAATGGCCGGTGAAATTTTTGTGGATCCCTGGCCGCAGTCGGATTCTGATATATGGTTGTCTATGTTTACTGAAGCTAAAGCTGTAAATATGAATCTCTGCAGTTATTTGTTCTTGGTTCGCGGTTGTGGAACTTATTTACAGGAGAATTCATCTTATGGATTAACAGGTAGCGGATGGCCATATTTGTTTAAGCCTTGTGTATCTTCTGATACATGGCCGTCCAAGAGTGTATTTCGGGAAATAATGAATGATATGTTTCGGCAGTTTAGTGCCCAGCAGATTTACCGGGTAATGAAAAATGCATGGGATTTTCAAAAAAGCGTAAGTAATTAAAGAGGGAGGTTTCAGATTATGATGTTTGTGTTAGGTATGATTTTTGGAGCATGTGTTGGCGTTTTGGTTTGTGCGTTATGTGTTGCCGGAAAGGAGCGGTAAGTAATGGCGGAAGGAATGCGACCGAGTGTTTTTCATAATCCGGATCCGACTTATGAAAAAACGAAAACGAATTTAAATCGTGAATCTAAGCGAAAACGCGGTGAAGTAGAAGCGTTTTTTGAAGAAATAAGACGTTGCCGTAAGCATATTGATTCTTTAAATCAATATCGCCAACAGTGTGAGATGGATTTGTTCTCGCTCAAAGGCTGCAGATATGACAAAGAACCCGTGGACGGTGGAACGTTTTCTGATTTATCGGACATAGTGATTGCGTTTAAGCAAAAAATGGCAAAATCAGAAGAACTGCGGATAAAAGAGCTCAACAGATACGGAGATATGAGTACAAGAGGGTTCAAATTGCTGTCACTGCTATCCGATCCTGAGCAGAAGTCAATCTTGATTGACAGATATTTCATGAACACACTTTGGGAAAAAATCGCGCAAGAACATCATTATGCAAGAACATATTGTTATGATTTGAAAAATAAAGCTTTTCGAGAAATCTCAAAGAAAGCGAAACCTGACAAAATCTGACATTTAAATGTGGTATTATGATAGTGTGAAAGTAGAATGATACTTCCTCCTTAATTTTAGAAAAGCACGCGTCAATACTCCCCGATGTGTGCTTTTCGTTTATTATGTTGTCTGAAAGGCGGTGATTGCTGTGGGCGCAAAGGGTAAATATGCAAAATGGCTTCTTCCGGACAATCTCCTGCGCTTACAGGCTTGGGCGCGAGACGGATTAAGTAATGAGCAGATTGCGCATAATATCGGCATTAATCAAGACACGTTATATACATGGATTAAGAAGTATCCCGAATTTTCCGAGGCATTATCGCGCGGGAAAGAAGTTGTTGATATTGAGGTTGAGAATGCATTATTAAAAAGAGCAAAAGGATATAACTATATAGAGACTACATCGGAATTGATTGCAGATAAAAACGCAAAGAATAAAGCGGTAATGAAAGTAACTAAACGTGTAACACGGCATGTACCGCCGGATGTGAAAGCACTTATTTTCTGGCTGACGAATCGGAAACCGGAATGGCGCGACAAGCAAGAAAAGGAATTATCCGGGAATATTGGGATTAACTTGGTGGTAGATGATGACATCAGTGCAGACGATTAATCTTGTCAATGACATTATTCATCCGACGCCGAAGCAGCGTGAGTTTATGCGAACGGTAAAGGACAACACTTATGTTCTCTATGGCGGTGCAGCAGGCGGCGGAAAATCGTATATATTGCGTTGGGAACTGGTTTATCTCCTGATCAGCTGGTACAAGCATCTGAAATTAAAAGGTATTCGCGTCGGGCTGTTTTGTGAAGACTACCCGGCACTGCGGGATAGACAGTTGTCAAAGATAAAAATGGAGTTCCCGGACTGGCTCGGCAGCTACAAAGAAGCGACTCATGAATTTACACTGAATCCGGCATTCGGCAGCGGAGTTATCTGTTTCCGAAACTTGGACAATCCGTCAAAGTATTTATCGTCAGAGTTTGCGGCGATTGCGATTGACGAGTTAACACTTAATGAGCAGACTGTTTTTGATTTCTTGCGGATGCGCTTGAGATGGGTTGGAGTTGATAATCCGAAGTTAATTGCAGGGACGAATCCCGGCGGCAAAGGTCACATGTGGGTCAGAAACTTATTCATTGACCGTAATATACCGCCGGAAATGCAAGATTTTGCGAATAAAATTGCTTTCGTTCAGGCGCGGATAGATGATAATCCGTACTTGCCTGCGGGATACAGTGACGCGCTTGATACGCTGCCGGACAAGCTAAGAAAAGCGTATCGCGAGGGCGATTGGAATATATTTGAAGGGCAGGTTTTCGAAGAGTTCCGGACGGACTTGCACGTTGTTGAACCGTTTGAAATACCAAAAAGCTGGCAGCGCGGCAGGTCAATGGACTGGGGATACAGCAAGCCGTATGCAATATACGAATATGCGGTGGATTACGACGGTATTGTCTATGTAATCAACGAATGGTATGGCTGTAAGCCGGGAACAGTTAACACGGGCACGCAGGAAACCGCGCGGGAAGTAGCGCAAAAAATCAAGCATTTGGGCAGTGAATTTGGCATTGCAGATCCGGCGATTTGGCAAAAGACAGGACATGACGGGCCGTCGATTGCGGAAGTTTTCGCGGCGGAAGGCGTGCCGTGGTATCCGGCGGATAATGACAGGTTGGCTGGGAAAATGCAGGTACATTTACGGCTGAAAGAACAGAAACTCAAGATATTCAAAACTTGTTATCACTTAATACGGACGCTGCCGGCATTGACATACGATAAACACAAAGTCGAGGACGTGGATACACAGCAAGAAGACCATAGTTATGATAGCGTCAGATATTTCTTGATGAGTCGTCCGATTCAGCCGGTGAAAGCAGAAAAGCCATTCAATGATGGATACAGATATGAAGATACGGAAGGAGATGAACCGACGGCGTGGGGCGTGTAATGAGTGATAGGGCGCTTAGAGATTATGCTTATCGAGTTTTGAAATCAGAGTATGGTGAACATATGGAGAACGGGATATTGATTCCGGCGCAGAAAAGCGATGAAGAACTGGCGGCGTTCGCAGCGCAGATGCCACAGTGGCAGTTGAAACAGATGTATGAAATGATGTATGGAGGAGAACTTGTCGAATGAGTTTTGATTTATCCGAAGCGCGGAATAATGTAAAAAAGGCACTGCAGCTAACCAGTGAATGGCGCAAAAGCGCGAAAGAAGATTATGATTTCATGCGCGGTAAACAGTGGACAGACGCGGATTTGAAAGTAATGAAACAGAAATCCCGTCCGGTCATTACAATTAACCGGATCCGTCCAGTCGTCAATCTTCTTTCCGGCTATGCAGCGCAGAATGAAACAGAACCCGATTTCCTCCCACGGTCAGAAGAAGATGACCGGGTAGCGCGGGTGGCGAAAGGGATTACGAAATATACTTTCGACAAGACAAATTACCAGAGCGTTAAGAAAAAAGCGTTCAAAGACGCGGTGATATGCGGTGTCGGAAATTACTGGGTCAGTTATGAGTTTGACTATGCCAGTATGGATGGACGTATACAGATAAAAAACGTCAGTCCGTTCGATGTATTTGTGGATCCGGAGTGCAAAGAAGATGATTTGTCCGATGCTTTTTATTGCGGACGGTACAGCTGGGAGAGCCCGGAGAAACTCAAACAGGTCTATCCGGACAAAGCAGATGAAATCACAATGCTTGCGCACAAGTACGACGACAGCGAACTGGAGACGGTTAATACAGAGCCGCTCTGGTATTCGCGGGATTTGAAAAAGCTTCGTGTGGTGCAGTACTGGTATAAAGAGTATACACGGAAGAAAGTATTTTCTGCAGATGGAATGATTATCGATGAATCGCAGCCGGATTTATATTCGGCTTTTTTAATGTCCGGGGCAGAACCGGAAGAAATCCCAGTGACAAAAATCAGATATGCGACGTTTTGCGGAGAAATACTGCTTGAGGAAGGAGAAAGCCCTTATAAGCATAATCAATTCCCGCTTGTGCGGCAGTATTGCTACTTGTCGGGCTACGGTGAGGATGCGGATGACGGATTGGAACCGGCGGGGATTGTCAGAGACTTGAAAGACGCGCAGCGGGAACTTAATAAAAACCGCAGTCAGCGAATGCATATCGTGAATCAGCAGTCTCTGGGTGTCCGCTTCTGGACTGGTCCGCAGTTTGATGAAAAAGAAAAACGGGAAATTCGGAATCTGTCTACCACGCCAGGTGCGAACATCTTTTTGAAACCGGGCGTGACATTTACAGACGGTCTTCCGTCGGCGCAGTCGGTCAGCAATATAGAACTGGAAAACCGGTCAAGCAGTGACTTCTATACGATTTCAGGAATTACGCCGGAGAGCCTGTCCGGCAGTATCGGAGCGATGAGCGGGAAGGCGATTGACCTTCGTCAGTCAGTTACCACGGTGCAGACAGCGGAAATATTCGATAAAGCCAAAGAGGCGGAACTGCAGATTGTACAGCTTCTCTGGGGTGACGCCAACGCGCCGGGGTTAATTCCGCAGTACTACAACAGGGACAAAGCAATGCGCATTCTTGGCGAAGACGGCAAGAAAGAATTTGTGCAGATACAGCCAGGACTGGGACAGGCTATGCAAGAACAGCAGGCGGTAGATCAGAACGGTATGCCGGTAACAGATGAAAACGGTGACCCGGTAACTAAAGTACTGTATGACCTGTCGGCTTTTAATTTCGACATTGTAATCACAACGTCGCAGGCAAGCGCTACCGCACGACGGGCAAATTTGTATCAGCTGCTGGAAGCAAAGAAGGCGGGTGTTGATATTCCGATGGATATCATTCTTGACTTCATGGACTTTCCGGAGAAAGAAACGGTCAAGAAGCGTATGCAGCAGGCTTCTGAACAGCCGAAGATGCCGGATTTCAAGGTCAGTGCAAGCATTGAGGATTTACCGGCGGAAGCCTTATCTATGGCTCTTGCTTCTATCGGCGTGAATATTTCTCCCGAGCAGATTATGCAGGAAAGATTGGCACTAAAAGGGCGGGCAACCGCTCCGCCGGTACAACCGCAGCCGATACCGCAAGTGTTATCACAACGTTATTAAAGCATTACCGCTTTAATATATCGTCCTAAGCAACGACGTTAAAAGGCTTTTTTCTTTCGTCCGAAAAGAGACGGTAAACTACAACAAAAATTATTCGACCGCCGATGTCGTTAAACCGGCAGAAGGAGATAATCATGGAAAACGAAACAATGCTGAACGCGGAAGATTTAGGGTTTGATGCAGAAGATTTGAAAGAAGCAGGTCTTGATAATCAGGAACCGGCAACTCCAGCGGGTAATGATCCAAAGAAACCTGAAGATAATTCTGCAGGTAAACAGCCGAAAACTGATCCCGATCCAGAATCGGAACCTAAAATGGAAATTGAACCAAAAGAACCGGAAGACAATCCGGCAGGTGGCGATTTAAAGAAAGCGCTGGCAGAAGAACGGGCTCGCAGGAAAGCGGCCGAAGAAGCGGCTAATACTTTGCGTTCACAGATGAGCATGTCACAGAAACCGGTATTATCTCCGGAAGATTTGAATCAAATTCGCAGTTATGCGCAGCAGGAAGCCGCACGTCGGCTCAAGATTGATGACGCGTCTGATTTGATGTTCACGGATGCACAAAAGTATCAAGAACTGCTTCATGAACAGGCACGGATTGAATATCAGATGACGCGCCAGCAGGAAGAGCGGCAGGAAACCTATCAGAAAAATGTAGCGTTTATTGGCGAGCTTAAGGCTATTCCGAATATCGGCGAGCTGTGGCAGAAAGGCACTGAAATGCTGGACGGCATGACACGAAAAGACGCTGCTCCGATTGATGCAGCATTTGTGCGACTGGATCAGGGAATGGGTACGAGTGAAGATTTCAAAATTATTCGTGATTTCGCAGAAAAGGTAAAATCGGCGATGACTGCACCTGCACAAAATCCGCTCGAAACGGCTAAAACACTGCCGAAAGCAAGCGCGTTAAATGGCGGCGCTCCGACCGGCGCGAAACTGTCTGAAGAAGAAATCCTCAAGTATGTAGAAGAAGGTCGTGAAAACGAGCTTCCGGCGGAAATCAGAAAGCAAATTAATGACCTCTGCGGTGATTAATTATTTTACAAAAAGGAGAATGAAATATGGCACATGAATTTAAAATTCCTGAAAAATTGGTTCCTAAGCTCTGGACAAAAAAGGTATGGAGAGAAGGTTTAAAAGCTTCTTATTTTGATAAGTTTACGTCTACTAATGGGAGTAATGTTGTTCATACGAATAAAGATCTAAAACAGGCAAAAGGGGATGAAGTTTTCTTTGGTCTGGCGATGAATCTTAAAGGTAACGGCGTTTCCGGGAATAACACACTCAAAGGTAATGAAGAAGAAATGCAGATGTATGATTTCAGCGTAAAGACTACTTTGGTCAGAAACGCAGTTACGCGCTTTGAGGCGGATGACCAGAAATCCCCGTATGCGAATTTGCCGCTTATTAAGAGCACTTTGACGCAGTGGCTGAGTGACTGGAAGGACAACAAGCTGATTTCCGCACTGACGGATAATCCGACAACCGGTGAGAGAATGTTTGCGTCTGCTGCAGGAACAGAGGTTTCTTTAACGGCTAATGACAAGCTGACCTGTGCTTTGATTGCAAAAGCGAAGCGTAAGGCAAAAATGCATGAACCGATGGTGAAACCCCTTAAAATTGATGGGCAGGATAAATACATCATGCTTGTTGGTACTTGGGCAGCCCGTGACTTGAAGGCAGATCCTGTATGGCAGGCAGCGCAGCAGAATGCGGCCATCCGTGGCAGCAAGAACCCGATTTTTACGGGGGCACTTGGCGAATATGACGGCGTCGTTCTTTATGAATACGAACGTGTTCAGAATACGAAAACTGGCGCGTCTTCTGCAAATGTTGTTCACAATTTGCTTTTGGGACAGCAGGCGGCATGCTTCGCTGTGGCTCGTGAAGCCCGATTCATTAAAGATGAAGACGATTACGGCAATGTACAGGGGAACGGCATCGCGTTCTTCGGCGGCATTGAAAAATCTGTTTACAACAGCAAAGATTATGGCGTGATTCAGGTCATGACCGGCGGTGCTGTAGAATAATTGCAATGGAGATAAGGTGAGGGCTGTAAAGGCCCTCTTTCCTTTTCTTAAGGAGTAACCATGATAATTAAAGACTTGATTAACCGTGCGTATATGCAGGTGGGCGATACGTCGCAGGTGAACTATACGCCGTATCAGTTTCTGGAGTTTTATAACGAAGGCAATCATATTCTGCATAAGCTTATAGCGCGGTATATTCCGGATATGGTGAGCAAGACCGAAAGCGGGCATCAACTGCGCCCGGATGTAGCATTATCAAAAATGGCGCTTCGTATTCTTTCGGTGAAAGATGCAAAGGGAAATGACGTTGATTACGATTTAACCGCCCATCAGTTGGTAACGGCAAAAGATAAAAACCAACGCGGATTAACCGTTATATATATTCCGTCTGCAGATTATAAAGAGATGGATGGTAACAGCGGTTGTCCGGCGGAAATAGAAAGTCTTCTTGTAAATTACATGGTAGCGCGGATCCTGAAAGCTGACTTATCGTTTGTTTCCGGGTGGGAAGATACGATTTCCGAGATAGCGCGTCAAATGGATGATGAAAGCGGTTTTGTTGCAAGGGGGTACTGGCCGTATGACTGCAGGCGAACTGATTACGATGATTAATCTGGACACAAATGAAATATTAGATGACAGTGCGGAATACATCCCCTATATTAATGCAGCCATTGATTGTCTCGTGATGATTTTGGTCCCGATGAAAGACAGGGAAGTTGTAAAAAGTATGGACATTAACGACAATAATCCGGTACCCGGTGATTTTACGGCGTTTGTGCCGGCAGCAGGTTATCCGGTACGCATTGTGAACGGGTCTTTCCAGACGTACGGTGGAAAGACTGTCAATGATGTATTTTACGCTGTGAAAAAGCCGCATATATCGGATGAAACTGATTCGATTCCATTCAGCGAAATCTTCCATTTCATTTTGGTACAGTTGGTTTCGTTTCTTGTCAAGAAGAAATCATTAATGCTTGATTATGCCAATGCGGATAAAGCATTCATTGCTGATTTGACAACGGCAATTCAAAACGCAAGAGGGCGCTGATATGGGTGAGCGTTTCTTTGCTTCGACGAACGGTTTTAGGTTAGGTTTGGACTGGAGCAAGCCGGCAGAAAGTATTGATTTGCAGAGTTTAACGCAGGCAATAAACTGTGAATACAGTTCAACAGATGGTGCGCTTCAAACGGTTCCGGGGGTAAATGTAGTCTATACGAATACCAAGGATATAGACAGTTTGTATTATGACAATTACAGGAAACAGTTCTATTTTTCTTGCGGTCGCGATTTATACAAAACGGCAGATTGGATAACAATTACATCGCTGGGAACATTAACGGGGAACAGCACTCCGAGGTATCATGCTTTTGATCATGATATATTGATTGCTTCCGGCGGTAAATTGCAGGCTGTTTCCGGTGCTGGCGTGCTGTCTACTGTAGATGGCAGTCCTACTTGCGAGTTTGTGAGCAGCCACAGCGGCTCTGTCATTGTAGCATCTATTTATGGACACCGTATCACATGGTCAGCTGTCGGTGACTATAGATCGTGGACGCCGGACAGCAATAATTCCGCTTCTGCGCAGTATGTAGAGGTTGGTTATAAAGATCCCGGCTGTATTGTAGCTATTGATTTTCTGTCAAAAGCAATCATTGTATACAAAGAATACGGTAGAGCTTACCAAGTGGTGGGCAATCCACACGAAAAGACGCTTGCGGTGTATCCGCTTTCAGAAACGGCTTTGTGTTGCGGTAGTTCTATTAGCATTAATGACCGAAGTTATTATTTGGGTGATGCGGGGTTGATGAGTTTCGTCCCGACAAATACGTATGCGAATATTCAGCCCTTTGAGGTAGGTCTTAATATCAATGCACAGTTGACAACTATCACGACAGAAAAAGCCAGAATGTGGCACATTCCCGGCAAAAAACAACTATGGATTAAACCGGGAAAAAATCAAGATATATTTATTTATCATTATCTGCCGCGGTATGAGGACGGACGCGGTGTATTCACGTCAAGGTCTTTCGTTCATGATCTGCATGATGTATTGACAGTCGGCAAGGATGTTTATATTGCTTACGGAAACAAAATAGGCAAGTTGGATGCGGGAATCGATACTGACGACGGAGAACAGATTACGACATCTATTGTTTCAGGGAACAGATTGGCGCAAAGACTGTTCTTACTACTGTTTTCTTATAATTTCGTATCAAGTAACCGTATTGAAGGTTACGGCAGCATTACAGTCAGCGATAAACGGGCAAAACCTGTTACATTCAAAGCGGCTGGTACAAAGTTATACTATGCGAATGAAAAGTTGATTAACGCAACCGGCAAGTTGAACAGCAGTGAATATACGAAGGTAAATAAGATTGGCGGCGGAGCTAATCGCCATCTGCAGATAAAAATATTTGTCGCCAAAGGCGCTATCGCTTTGCGGCAGTTTGATTATACTTACGAGGAGGTTTAAATGCCTTATACGGAAAAATATCCTTTGAACCCGACGCCGCAGGGAGATAGCACGAAAGAAGCTGTACTAAAGAATAGGGAAGAAATCAAGACAATCGGGAATGCGCTTTCCGCACAATCAAAAGGCGGCGGGAGCGGTCTTCGGCAGCGTATTTTGTATGGAAAAAATAACGCCGGGAAATATAGTTTCCTTTCCGATGACGGCTTATCTGTTATTATTGACGGCAGTAATATCCCTGTGATTTTAACTCTGGCGGCCGGCTTCGATGAAAACGGGGCGAAAGATTATGTGGAAACAATTAACAAGAAAATCAGTGCATGGACGCTGCCCGGCAACGCTACAAGTTATCTTTTTGTAGAAAGAAGTAGTTCCGGCTCGCTGTCATATGACAGTGTAACTGTTAAGCCGATATTCGCGAATGCATTATCGTCTGGTATCCCTGCGGGTTCTCATGTTTTTAATACACTGGAACAGAAGATGTACATGTATAACGGTACGGAATGGAAATCTGTTATACGTGTTTTTATTGCGGCGGTCACAACAAACAAAACCTCTGTGACGAAAATTGAGTATATGAGCAATGCTGCGGCGGTAGAGATGACGGAATCTGAAAAAGAGAAGTTATCCGGTATTGCAGAAGGTGCGGAAGTTAATCAGAATGCGTTTGCTGAAGTAAAAATAGGCAATAAAACGTTTTTGGCAGCTGTAAAACAAGCTATTCTCGAGCTTGTTGCAGGAGATAACATTTCGCTTTCGCTTGAAAATAATAAAGTTACGATTGGTTCTGATTGTCTCCCTTCTTCAGGCGGTACTTTAACAGGTGATGTCAATACAACGGCTGATCTCATTAAAACCGCACAAAACATAGATACAAATGAATCGGGGGCAAATACGCGAGAAAGTGTACTGGTTCGCGGAACGGACAAAAACAACGTTGATATAGCAAGAATCAATATGCAGGTTAATGTTGTTGGAAACGTGAGAAAATTACAAACGCGTATCATAAATAAAGGATGGTCTGATTTTAGAATCTGTCAGACAAATGATGGTAAATATTGGTGTGAATTGGTCGGCGGAGAAGGTACGACTTTATCGATCTCTCCGAGCAGTAACAATAACACGGTTCCGACAACGGAATGGGTAAATACATTTATCAGTAACTATATAATGAGCGGAGCCTCAGCAAATGCAAACGGGGCAGCGGGGATTGTTCCAGAGCCGAAAAAAGGACAGCAGAACAGGTATCTCCGTGCAGACGGGACGTGGTCGATGCCGCCTGACACGACATATTCTACGGCAACACAAACTAAAGACGGATTGATGTCATCTGCCGATAAAAAGATTCTTGATGCTGTAAATACAAATCAATGGCTTTTAGATTATCTATCAAGATTTGGTTATAATTATGTTCCGCCTGTGCAGAATGCCGCCCGTATAAAACTTGGCGTCTTTAAAAGTTTTTATAATAAATTTGTGCTAAAAAATCAGCCGACGCAATACGGACATTTACTTTCGTTGCCGGATGCATATAACGGTGTAGAATGTTTTGAAATCTGGATTTCCGCTCCTGATGGCGCTATATATACCAGAGCCGGAAACGCAAGTAAAGCTATCAATGATCAACAGTTTTTGAAACTAATTAATGTAAAAGAGTTTACGGAAACAATTGCTGCGCGTATAACGTGGAAAAAAGCATTTACAGGAAATGCTGTCGGTAGTAATGTTAATCTTTGTACACTGCCGGCGACATGGAATGAAATGTATATTGTTTACAAACACAACCAAGTCGAATATATTCCTTCTGGTGTTATTAATAAAGCGCAAAAAGGTGTGACTATATGGACTCTTGCCGACGATGAGGATAAAGCAATACGATATACAGTAAATGCATCGAATGAAGTTATACTTATATCAAGAGGGCAAGGCAATGCCTCTATTAAAGAAGTGTGGTATCGATGAAGGGTTTCATATGCAATTATCAAGCTTGCAAGACATGGTGAAGGATTATGAAAAAATCACAGGAGAATCCATCAGCTTTGAAGGGTTCTTTTTTGATGATGATTTTCATGATAAGGCTGGAACGCATTTTAAATTCTTTCCGAACGTAGGTTTTCTTTTCTGGCAGTTGATTAAACATGAAGGTGTAATTTATTTCCAGATTCTTGAAACGTACGGCAAATTCCATAAGATGACCGATTATATCCGAGAGGTGATGATGCTTAATGACGTGAAAGATATTGTGACAATGACGACACGCAATCCGAAAGGACATATCAGACGATGGAAAATGGTACACCATCCGGAACATGATTATGATCACGAAGGACGTCATTACTATGTGCTGACCGGCACAATTGAAAATTTACATTAGAAAGGAGATTGCATGCTTTTATTTGATTTACAGCTCTTCGGAAAAAAGGGGACGAAAATAACGACAACACCGGCGCAAGTACCCCAAAGGTCCGATGAAGAAAAAGGGCTGCTTGGCGAACAGCTGAAATGGGCACAGACTACACAGCCGGTGGCACAGAACTTGCTTAACATGGCTAATCAAGCACTAAGCAGCCAGCAAGTGACGCCGAATCCGAACTGGCAGACGCTGTATGACCGGGCGCAGAACCAGACGGCTGCTAATAACCGGATGGTACAGGGATTAATTCCGCAGGTAAACGCAAATATGGCAAGAAATGCCGCGTCGAATGATAAGTATTCCGGTCTTATGGGGAATGCGATTACTTCTATGGCAAAAGGAAACACTGGGCTCAACAATGAATATATTGGTGCCATGAAAAACAACAGCTCTACGATGCAAGGGCTGCTTAATAGTGTTCAACCTTCTGTTTCTGCCATGACGCAAGGAAACAAAGAATTGGCGTCCGAATATAATACGGCCATGCAGAACAATAATGCTGCTATGCAGGGATTGTTAAATGGTGTGCTGCCGTCTTCTTATTCAGAAAACCGGCAGAAAGCCTTGCAAAGTGATTTGACTAATACGGTCGGAAATACATTATCTGGGCTGGCCAGCAGGGGAATTATCAATTCTTCACAGGCGGACAGTGCATTCAATGACATTTCTCGCAACGCGTCCAACACTTTGGCGGCACAGTATGGGAATGATATGCATACAGCTGCGGGGCTTGCAGGACAAGCATTTAATAATCAACTTGCGGGAATCAATGGTAAAGCAGGTCTTATTGGCGATACATTCCGTAATCAGTTGGCGGGAACATCAGAGAAGGCTAATATCGCAGGACAGCAATACAATAGCCAGCTGTCTGGGCTTAACAGCCGGGCGGGTCTTTTGGGTGATATGTTTAGAAGCCAGCTTTCCGGCTACGGACAGCAATCTGATTTGAGCAATACAAATTTCAATAACCGGATGCAAGGGCTGTCTACTTTGTCACAATTGGCAAATCAAGCACAGCAGTTCGCCATGGATCCAATCAAAACGGCGGCAACGGCGCAGGAAGCGTCCATCAATACGCCGATGAAGTACTTGGCGATGGCCACGGGGCAAAATGCACCGACGCAAGGGTTATTATCTCAATTATCGCAACAGCGGTACAGTGTAGCCACACCGGGACAGACAATTGTCCGGCAGGGGAGTGGCGGATTTTTTGGAGGTCTTATGAGTGGATTAGGAAGTTATTTAGCATGCTTTGTAGCCGGAACAGAAATTTCAACGCCGGAAGGTGCAATTGCTATCGAACGGATGGCATTTGGTGATCAGGTTATTTCTCTTGGCACAGTGAATGAAGTACAAGAACTTCACGATATGGGTGAAGCGGATATCTATGAGCTTAATACCCCATCTTTTGCAGTAAAAACCACACAGACGGAAGTGTTTATGACGCCTGATGGAAATAAATCTTTATCCGAACTTTCCGAGGGTGAGAGTGTCATGACGGTAAACGGATTCGAGCCGATTACAGCGATTATTGCTACCGATAGAAAAGAAAAGGTTTATGAACTGGAATTAACCGGAGATAACATGTTCTATGCAAACGGCATTCTGGCAGAAGGGTTGACGGAAGCTGACAAGACAGCAAATGAACCAGATGAAGATATTATTCCTGCAGAATCGGTCAACGTTGTTTCTGCAGAACAGAAAACAGAAGATTCTGCAGAAGAACCTATGCAGGAAACGGAAACATCTGCAGAAGAGAGTAACGAAGCAGAAGAAGAGAAAAAGCCGGCAGCTAAGAAAGCGGCAACAAGAAGAAAGACGGTTACTAAGAAAGCGGGTAAATAATCATGAGTGTTATCTATGTACAAGATAAATCACCATGGGATCAGATTGGGAATCTGGCGGGACTGTGGGCGGCAAACCGTCTGCAGAAGATACAGGATACCCGCAATGCTAAAGATTATGCAACAAGAGTATTCGGGGGCTATCAAGAGGAACAGTCCCCGGGACTTTTGTCTCAATTGACACAGCCGCAGACCCCGCAGATGGGCAGTGGCCTTTTTGCACAAGACGGTCTTGAAAAAGCAATGCCCCATTTCAAAATTAACACTGCCGGCACACAGCCTTTGCAATCTTCGGCTCCGGCGGGGCAGGACGCATTAGAACAGGCCGTCCCTCATTATCAGCTGAATATGCAGCAGGCGCAGCCGCAAACACAAGCGCGCCCGAGTGCACCTGACAAAAACCAAATTAAGCAGTCGCTTCGGAATAAAGCCGGAGTGGCGTATGTCAGCTTTATTAAAAGCGGCTACGGACAACAGGAAGCGGCGCGTATGGCAAAGGAAATGCTTGAAAATGATACAGCAGAAGAATATGGTAAGCAGCTTAATGCCTATCAAGATAGTGTGCTTGAACCGGCAAGGCAGGACATCTTGAATCAACTTGTCTATACGACAGACGGAGACGGGAATGAAACGGTCAGCGGTTATGATCCTAAAAAACTTAAAGCAATGGCTCCGCGGATTGCCGCGTACAATTACCGTGCACAACAGCTGGGACTTCCGCAGATTGACATGAATATGCTAAATAACATCAACGCGTTGGATAAGCCGAATATTTCTTATAAGACAATGCCAAATGGCCAGCTTGTAGGAATCAATGGCGATACAGGAGCTGTCCAGCAGATGGGGAATTATGCACCGCCGCAAGATCCGCGACGTTTTTATGTGAATACCGGCGGCGGATTATTTGATGTCAGAAGCGGGCAGGTTATTCCTGGTACGGCAAGAGAAGTGCAAGGGCCCGGAACGAGCGGGTACAATTCACAGATTATTTCACAGCTAAGTCACTTGCAGCAGATGTACGAGAAGCAACATATGTATGATGATGATTTCGATCCCGCAAAATCTCCTTATTATGCACAGCTGCAACAGGTTTTAGGCTTGCAACAGCCCGGACAGCCGGGAGATGTAACAGGCGGGCAGAAACAGCTTGTGAATGATGAGCAAGGTCTCAGTAATAAAATCATGGAAATGCGGCAGCATATGTCCAAAGAAGAAGTACAGCAGGCATTACGAAACGAAGGACTCGGTTTCTATGCAGCATGGGTACCGTAAAGAGGTAAAATATGGGTTATTTTGATGAATTTCAGCGCGCTGGCGGTAATACTGGCGGTGAAAGATATTTTGATGAATTCAAGAATCAGCCGCCGCAGGATTCGTCTTTGCTTGATAAAGCCAAAGGCTTTTTGAACAGCATCGATGACGCTTATGAAGAAGGGCGTGCAGCGCGTAAAGCGCAGTGGGAGAAGACAAAAGCCAATGTATGGAATACTCTTTCTGATTACGCGGCTAATGCCGGCAAAGCGATAGAAAATTACGGCAATGAAATTACGGCTGCCGGAGAACGTGCCATGGAAGCCTATAACAACGGAGAATCCATCAACATGGAAGACCCGACACAAGGCTTTGAAGGTGAAAACTATAACAGGGCGAAAATGAATGTCTACAATGAACTGGTAGGCAAACCTGCCGGATACGCTGCCATCACACCCGGTATGCCCGGCATTGTCCGCATGGCAGGCGGTGCTTTAGCTGTACCGACTCTTGTCGATTCTACGATGCAGACTTATGACCAGAACATTGCAAATGATGATGGCACGCCTGTTATCAGCACAGCAAAAGGGGCTCTTTTGGATCCGGTCATTAATCCCATTAAAGAGGCGATTACCAATCCGGGAGAATTTGCACAAAGCCTTGTGGACAACCCGCTTGAAACCTGGGATAAGGTATTCCTGCCGGGCGCGGTCATTCACGGAGCGGTCAAAGGCATAAAAAAAGCAACGCCTAAGGGTATCAGTGAGCCTATCCGCGAACATATAACTGAACCGTTTAATGAACATGTTATTGACCCGGTGAAGAGTGGCCTCGCCAATGCGAAAGGGCGCTTTTTTGATTCTTTTAAACGTGGTGGAGAAACAGGTTTTGACGATTTAGCCCGTGATACAGAGATGGGTACACAGGCACTTAAAGAAACAAATCTGCCGCCCGAATACGGCGAGACAGGAGATATAAAAACAGATGTTTACAACCGTCTCCGCCAGAACGGATTTACTGATTCCGAAGCGGCGGGGATTACCGGAAACATTGCGCAAGAATCCATGTTTGATACGGAAGCGCTTTCAAAAGACGGATATAATTCCCACGGACTGGTGCAGTGGACAGGCGACAGGAAAACGCATTTAGAGCAATTCGCCCGGGAAAATGGACTGAATCCTAAAGACTGGCGTACACAGGTAGATTTTATCTCCGAAGAGATGAATACTACAGAACGGGCGGCTTTTGAAGCACTCCGCAAAAATCCGAATATCACTCCGGAAGAAGCCGCACATATTGTCCGCGAACAGTATGAACGTCCGGATCCGGCAGTGGCCAATGACGCATACCGCCAGCAGGTGGCCAGAGAAGTCTATGATGGCCGCAGTGTCCGTCCGATGCAGCGTCCCATGCAGAACGGGCTCAATGATTTTGCGGAAGATGTGAAACAAGCCGCGCCGGAAGAAGCAAATTTAAATTTCATGAAGGATCCGGTGAAAGATATTACTCCGGAAGAATTATCCGATCATATCAAAAATGGAACTATTCCTAAGGAAGTATTCCGTACATATGACGAAACGGAATATAGCGCATTCAAAGATTTACCGGAAAAACAGAAGTTTGAATATGCACGTCAGGAAACGCTTAAACTTGCTGACGGAATAGACGATCCGATGGGAGAAAAAGTAAGAGTTATTTTTGACAAAGAAAACAAAAATGCAGTAGATGACGCAGTTAAAGCTTTCACTTCCGGACATGGCGAAAATATGTCTATTTCTGACAGCCGTGCATTTGCAACTGGGTTGATAAAAGATACTGTTCAAAATCCGGATTTTATTCTTAAGCAAAAGAACGGAAGAAAACTCTATGTGAATCTATGGCGCGGAAAAGATAATTTATTACATCAAATAGCGGTCAGTATGGACAAAACCGATAAAGGGAAAATCATCTCTTCAAGTACGGCTATGGATAAGCCCAGACATCGCAACAACGCTATTAATCAGCTTTCAAGGGATATAAAAAACGCCGACGAATTAATTTACGTCGGCGAAAATATTCGAGGTCGTCAGTCAGGGTATCCTCTGCAACCCTCCAGTGATAGGGTTTCAACGCTGGATACCCAGCTCCACCCATCTGGCAACTCTATTGTAGCAGAAGAAACAGGAAAAGTAAAATTGCCGGGTGATGAACGATCATTTATGGCAAGACCGCTTGAGAAGGCGGCCGGTAATGACTTGACCACATGGCAGGGAGAAACGATTTCACGCAAGCAGATTCTTGATGATGTAAATAGCATTTTCGGGGCTACGATCAAGAAGGGGCGTGTCGGTAAGAAGGGCACTAACGGATGGTATAATCCTAAAACGGACATTATACGAACAAGAACATTCGGGGATCCTCGAACTGTTATGCATGAACTTGGCCACTATGTGGATGCAAGGTTTAAATTCAGCAATCGTCCCGGTTTTGATACGGAATTTTCTAATGTTATCCATAAACGTTTCGGAAATGCCTATAACAAAGGTGGTATAAAAACCATCCGAAAGGAAGGGATTGCTGAATTTTTCCATGATTACGTTACCAGTCGAAAGAAAGCGGCCTCTGATTTCCCGCTGTTTTATAAGGAATTTAAACAAATACTGGAAGGTGATAAAGACCTGCATGCTGCAGTAGATAAACTGTCTTATGTCGGTCATCAGTGGTATGCACAGCCGGTCTGGGAACAGATAAAAGGCGGTATTTCTTTCAGCGACAGCATGGGAAGAAAATCGCTTGCGCACGCGTTGCGGGATGGGAAATTGGGAGAAGCGGGGAAAGCATTTTACCATAATATGTATACTAAGCTTGTCGATGAACTCCATCCTTATGATGAATTGACCAAAGAGGGAGAAAGACGTATAGGGCGAAAGTTCAGCACGGAAGAAAGTCCTTATGAGCAGGCATGGCTTGCCCGCGGATGGGCGGGAAAGGCGAAGGCTCTTATAGAGCGTGGTGTTCCCGAAAAAGGGATTATTGCGTTTAAGGACATTGTCCGAAAAATTCCGGATAAGCTGCTGAAAGACTTTTCTACTTATCTGACAGCATTACGCGAATTGGATATGAACCGCTGGAATAAATCTCTGCCGGAAGGGGAGACGAAGTTAATCACGAGGTATACAGAAGCGGAATGTCTTGAGGCTATCAAGCATTATGAAAAGAACTCTGTTTTTAAGAAGGCAGCTGCGGAGATCCACAAGTACACTGACTATCTTCTCAGCGAAGAAGCGGTAAATGCAGGTATGCTGTCCAAAGAGGCGGCTGCGGCTATGAAGAATAAATATCCTCATTATGTACCTTTCTTCCGAGAATTTTACGAGGCGGCGGACACACCTAGTAAAGGTACAGGAAAAGGTTTCGTCAATGTGGGTGGTGTCACCAAGAAAATGAAAGGCAGCACACTTGATGTCATAGATCCAATTGAAAGTATAGCCCGCAGTACATATGCCATAATAAACGCCGTAGAGAGAAACAAAGTCGGCCAGTCCATCGTAAGGTTGTCGAAAATTGACGGCATGGGGTCGCTGGTCGAAAAGGTAGACGGCGCAGCCAAGGTAACGGATCATAGTTTCAGCGTTTGGGAAAACGGAAAGAAAGTCGTTTACAACACAACGCCGGAGTTGTATCAGGCATTTAAAATGCTGAATCCGGAAGGTGCGAATATGGTGGTGAAAATTCTTTCTGTTCCCGCTAAATGGCTTCGTGCCGGGGCGGTGCTTTCTCCCGAGTTTATGCTTCGCAATCCTGCCCGTGATATGATATCCGCCGCCGTTTATTCCAAGCACGGCTTTATCCCCGTAGCGGATACTCTTAAAGGGTTAGCACTATACCTGCATAAGGGCGATACTTACTGGGAATACATGCGGTCAGGTGCGGCACAGGCAAACCTTGTATCTTTGGATAGGAATTATCTTTCCGGACAGATGAGAGACTTGCTGCAGCGGCCAAGCATCAAAAAGATGGTAACCACAAATCCGATTGAAATACTGCGCGGACTGTCCGAGGCAACGGAAATGGCTACTCGTCTTGCAGAGTTCCATAATGTGAGGCAGGGATATACGGGTATAGGAAATCGGCTGTTCGGGAAAACACGGAAGCCGGGTAGTATTCAGGAAGCGGCGCTGGAAAGCCGTGATATAACATTGGATTTCTCTCGAATAGGTTCTCATACAAAGAGCTGGAACAAGATATCCGCTTTCTTCAATGCGTCGATACAGGGAACAGATAAAATGTTCCGCGTGTGGCGTGAAAATCCACTGGATATGACAATAAAAACAGCAATGTTCATTACCATGCCTTCTGTCCTGCTCTGGTACCTCAACAAGGACGATCCCCGGTATCAGGAACTGCCGCAGTGGCAGAAAGATATTTTCTGGATTATCCCCGCGAAAGACACTCTGATTAAAATTCCCAAACCCTTTGAATTGGGGATTCTTTTCGGTACAGTACCGGAACGTATGCTGCAATGGATGTATGACAGGAAAAGAAAACAAAAGGGAGTAGGTTTTAAAGGACTTGCCGGCTCTGTACTTGATTCCATGGCTCCGTCGTTTCTGCCGACTGCATTAGTACCAGCGGTTGAAGCAATGACCAACCATTCTATTTTTATGGGACGTGATATCGTTCCGCAAAGCCAGCAAAACACAATTTCTGAATTACAGTATGGCCCCTATACTTCGGCGGTAGGCAGGGGAATTGGCAAAATGTTTGATGTTTCTCCCCGTATTGTAGATAATACCATCCGCGGATATACTGGCGGGCTTGGCGGTTTCGGTCTTACGCTGTCAGATTCTGTATTAGGACTGGATGAAACACGTCCGGCAAAACGATTTTCTGAACAGCCGGGGATTCGTGGATTTACTGCCACGCCATACGCAAGCAGTGAAAGCGTACAGGAAGTTTATGATGCCTATGACAGGCAACTGAAACTGTTCAATGCGGGGCGGGAACTACATAGACGGATGGACGGATTCGATCCGCGAGAATTTGAACAGATGAAGAATGCCGTGAAAGCTTTTCAGAATATTAATCAGGCAAAAAAAGCAGTCATGAAAAGTAATTTATCCAGTGAAGCTAAACGAAAGAGGCTGGATGAAATACAAATGTCACAAGTTAGAATTGCAAGAAAGGCATTAGGGAAAGGAGATATCAAATAATTGGAACAGGAATTTTTTCATGCATTACTGCCAATTGCGAGTAATATTGTATATGTTGTTTTATCAATGGCTGTAGGTTTTCTTTGGAATAAAGCCAAGGGGCTACAGGAAAACAGAGAAAAAACAGAAGATGGCGTGCGGGCATTGCTCAAAGACCGTTTAATCGGGATCCACAGCAACGCTATGAAAAAGCAGTATATCACTTACACAGAAATGGAGCGTGCATCAACGATGTATGAAGCTTATCACGGTTTAGGCGGCAACGGTACGGGTACAGCAATTATGGAAGAGCTCAAGCGTCTTCATATTCAAAGGGACGATTAATCATGATGGAAAAAATCAAAAAACTGTGGACGCGGTATGTGCCACGTATTTCAAGGCGCGCGAACACGTCTTTAAAAGTAGTATATCTTTACGGAGCTGGACTTTTGATTCTGTTTTTTATGGTCCTTTTTTCGTGGCTTCATGATTTTTACCGAACAGGAACAGCTAACACGGCACAGTTGATTACATTTTTCAAAGAGTATGCAGCTCCGGCAGTAGTCGGGGCTGTTACTTTTATATCAGTTTTTTCAGTGAATAAAAATCGGAATGGTGATTCTGACGCGGCAGAGAAAGGAGCGGCAAATAATGAAGGGAATAGACGTATCTGAAAATAATGGAATGGTAGACTGGGGTGCTGTAAAAGCGGCAGGTTTTGAGTTTGCTATTATCCGCATTGGTTACGGCAAAGGGCACTTAGACAGCCAATTTTACGATAATGTGAATGGCGCTTTAAAAGCAGGACTGAAAATCGGCATTTACCATTATTCTTATGCGTTATCTGACGATGTGGCAGGTATCGAAGCGGATTTTGTTATTCAGACGCTTGAAGAGTGCGGTTTGACTACAGATAAATTACCGATGGGTGTATGGTTTGATATGGAAGATGGTGATGGTTATAAAGAACGTCATGGCATGCCGGATAATCAGGAATTAACGAATATCTGCAATGTTTTTATTAATCGCTTGTGGGATGCGGGCTATAAATATGTGGGACTGTATTCTTGTTATGATTGGCTGGTGAATATTCTGGATGTTGATCAGCTGGGCGGATGTGCAATATGGTGTGCGCAGTTTGGCTCAAAATGCGATTATCCGGGTGCCCATATCTGGCAGTATACGAAATCCGAAAACATTGAAGGGAAACTGTTTGATGCAGATGTTGTGATGGAGGTATAAAAATGAACTATCAGGAAAAAGCAAAACAGATCGTTATCGATTACTACAATGAACATGTAGAGATAACAGATAATAAAAAACTGAAAGAAAGTGAAGTCTTTATCGTATGGTTTAGTAAAACATTGCAGAACTGGAAAGCGTTGATAAGCACAACAATATCAGACGGAATGTATTACGAAGTCACATACAACGGAGACAAAAAAGAAACGTATCTTGATGCATATAAAAAATGGGAAAACGTTTGTGTAAAAGATGAGGAGTGATGAAAATGAAGTATGTAAAAAAAGCAATTCCTGTAGAAGCATGCGCATTGGACGGAAACCATGATGAATGGTTAAAGGATGCAATTAAAAAACAAATTGTAAAGATAAATACAGATGGAACGGCAGAAATTGAAACATTAGAAGGCATTCAAAAAGCAAGAAAAGACGATTTTATTATCAAAGGTATTCGTGGAGAAATATATCCATGTCGAAGAGATATATTTGAAGAAACTTATGAAGAGTTCAAGGAGGATATCTAAAATGGAATTAAATGAAACTGTAAAAATGATGGAGAGCACAGATTATAAAGAAAGATTCAAGGTAGAATACTACCAAACAAAAATCCGGTATGACAAATTACACCAGATGCTTATTAAATATGAAGCAGGAACACTTGATTTTACTCCAACTTGTGATATTGAAATATTAGAAAGGCAAGCAAGGTACATGGGGAATTATCTTAAATGCTTGGAGATAAGAGCAGAAATCGAAAAAATAAAACTGGAGGTATAAATGTGGAAAATCAGAAAAGGGTTTATTTTATCGGAAGCATTGCTTTTCTTCTGGTTGTTTCCATCGTTGTATGGTTCGCATGCGCAGGCAGAAGTACAGTACACGATCTCCGAAACGGAGCTGACGCAGTTAGAACAGAACTTTCAAATGCAGAAAGTGAACAGCGAAAAGAAAGACAGATTATTGATAGAACAGGAGAAGCAATTGAACGAAGCCGAGATGAAATCGGCGAAAGCAGAAAACGAATTGCAGATAGCAAACGAACAAATAAAGAAATTAAAGAAATCGAACGAAGTGACAGAGAACTCATTGAAGAAAACCAGAGAATTATTCAACGAGTACGAGAAAGAGGCGGAAAACACAATAAAGAATAAAACAAGACAGCGAAATTTCTGGATTTTTGTATCTGCTGTAGCTGTGGGCAAAGCGTTTGCCCGGAGGTGATTCGATATCTGAGCGAGGGCGGGGAGAAATCCCTGCTCTTTTTTCTTTGAGCGGCAAAAATACGGCAAAAATTTTAGCTAAAATACCGCATTTTAACGGTTATTGTTTTTATCATTATTTCTTGGCCACTCGATAAAATCGACAAAACACAAACACAACGATTCTCAACATATCTTAATAAAGCTTATGCTATAAAAAGGTATAAGCTGAAAAGTCCCCGTTATTTGGGGACTTTTTGTGTAGACGGCAGACAAACGGCAAAAATTCATTTGTACATGGTTTCTATATATTGGTCTGCTTCTTTGCGAATGTCATCTGTGTAATGAATATAGGTAGCTGCTACGGTAGCGACATTATCCCCTAAAACAGCCGCAACAAGATTAATGTCTTTTGATTTTGATAAAAGCATAGTGGCAAAGGTATGCCGTAAGGTATGAACGGAAATTCCCTGTTTTAATTTACGCAGCTGCCTATTCATGAGGGCATGTGTACTTGGTGTTGTAGGAATAACACGGCCGTCAATAGATATGGGAACGGTCTGTTTCCATGCATTTAATCTGGCTGCCAGTTTCGTATTCATATGTATGGTTCGGTTTCCGTTCCGTGATTTTACGGCTTTAAATCCCCGTTTTTGGGATGATATCCAGTTATATTGCTTATCTATAGTGATTGTTTGTCTGGTGAAGTTAATACTGTTCCATGTCAATCCGGCTATTTCTCCATATCTCATGCCGGTATTCAGAGCAATGAAAGCGATCATGTAAAAAATGGATGTATCACTTAATGCGTCAAGCAGTTGCAATGATTCTTTTTCTGTCAGTGCTTTTACCCGGTGGGGCGTCTTATTTTTCACTTGTGTGACACTGTCTGCTGGATTTGCTGTAATAATTTTATACGGATTGATGGCATAGTTAAAGATGGCACGAATCTGGGCGAAACGATTCTTTCTTGTACCACTGCTGAATCGCGCCATATCTTGATAGACATTGATCACATCTCCGGCGGTGATCTCCCGTATTTGTTTATTGCTCAGGGTAGGAATGCTGCGGAGCATAAAGAAATAGTTCCTTTTTGTGCTATATTCTAAAGAAGATCCTTTATCCCGCAAGTATATATTCTGTGTGAAACTTTTAAAGGTAATATCCGCAAGTTCCGGATCTGCTCCGCAGGCGGCATCTTCTTTGGCAGCGGCTAATAATTTATCTTGGTATTGTTTGGCTTCCCGCAAGGTTTTAAAT